TTTGTCAATGAGTTCGTCAATCTTGTCCACGATTTTCATCTTCACCGCAAAGGCGTTCGGGGAGTTGGATTCCTCCACCGCCCCAATGCAGTCGCAGAGGGTCGTGATGACCATCATCAGCGAATCCATGCGGGCTTGGACTTGGGCCTCATCGTTGGGGGCTTTGGTTGAGGGCATGGCTGACTTGGTGCTGGTTGGCTTCGGCGAATTGGTCCGCCTCTTGGTAAATGTAGGATAGGGCCGATTTTACGCAGTCAGCACACCACCAATTCGTGTTCGGTCGTCCGTGGGCCACGAGGATGGTCTGCAAGTCGTGGACCGCTTCGGGGGACAACCGCATGAACAGGGCGGCTTGGTACTGGTCCCAATAGTGGCGGTGTTTGGTGGCCAGCAGGTACTCGTCTTGGGTCATCGGTTCGTCAGTTGCAGGATGACAACGGTTAACCCCGCAGAGGCGAGGCCGTAAACAGGAGCGAGAACCCAACCACAGGTGGGTAGGGTCAGGGCCACCGCCACCCAAAAGGTGAGGCAAGTGACGCAGGAGAACGGCTTGTGCCTTGCGAACCAGGTCTTGTACCACCATTGGGGCAGGACATGATACTCCGCAATAGCAAGGGCGGTCAGGCTACTTATCAGCAGGGGAAATATCAGCGTGTCCATGGGATTGAATGGCGGCCTTGATTTTGGCCTTGGCTTGGTCAATGGAATAGATTATTGAGCGATACGGAATACCCGTGTCCCTTGAAAGTTTCTTCATGTTCCCCGTCCGTAGGTGCAGGCGCAGTAACTCCTTGTCATACGGGAACGCCCCGTCCTTCGCCCAAGTATCCATCTCGGCTTCGGCGATGGCCCAAAGGTCATCCATCAGCGAATCGTACTCGGACTGGGGGATAGGGGAATCGGGGTCCAGTTCCTCCAGCAAATCGTGGTGACGGTACTTTTGGGCGAATTGGTTGTTCTTGCCTCGGTAGAGGTTCAGCAGGAGGCGCACCACATAGAACTTGAAGTACCCCTGCGACTGGATTTGCAGAATCTTGGCGGGGTCTTTCTCCAGCAGAATCAGCACGCACTCTTGCTCCAAGTCCCTCCAAAGCGGGTCGCCCCCCGTAATGGTCAGGCAGGCTTTTCGGATTTCGCCGCTTCGGTAGAGGTCCAGTATGGTGTGTTCTGCGGATGCCATGCACAAAGATTGCAAAAAAAAAGGGGGATGCAGTTAAGCACCCCCCAATGGCAGGCAGGTAGTTTCGGGCTATTCGGTGGGCGGAAGTTGCAGGGTATCAGTGATATAAGCCCCTTCAGCCGTCTGCAAATACTCTTGTGCATTGTTGAAAACTTGCCTCCGTAGGTATCGCAGTTGAGGCTTGGCCTTGCAGTCGTTGTGAAAGGATTCCAAGTTAATAATTATCGTACTATAGTGGCGGTTCAGTTCCTTGCCGATGGCCATGTAGGTAAACAGATACTCTTTGTAGGCGATGTCGGCCACGATGTTGCGGGCGATGACGCAGGGCCGTTCCCTGCTTGCGGAGCGCACCTGGTCGGGCGTGATGCCGAAAACCATTGCGGTGGTGTCAACTAAATGGTGGATGAGTGCTGGGGTCATACGGGGGCTATTGATGGGCAAAAAGTGCATTTAAGAACTCGGTGTCCTTGAAAGGATGTGAGGATATAGTCGCAAGTATGGCTTTTATGCGCATCGACTACTTGGCCATGTTCGTACTCGGTAATGATGTAGGCCCCTTCGGGTAACTCTTTCAAATCAACGCCTTCCAACTCATGCTCTTTAAACGCATACATTCGCCGAATGCCGTGATTCATTATGTAAGGGTACAACGAAAAGGATAGTTCGTCCGCATTTTCTGCCATTAAAAACAAGTCGGATTTTGGATTGACCGACCTTAAACGGTACATCTTCATGGCTTAAACGATTTCGGGGATGGGCATCCAGTAGGCGACTTCGTGGGTGAACCAGGTGTGGTTTTCGGAGTGCCACATTTCAAACAGCGTAATATACCAAGCAACGATTTGCATTCCTTCCTTGTCAGTAATCACCACGGCTTGGCGGTCTTCGGGCATTTGGTCTTGGGGTCTTATCCAGGGCATAGGGTTAGGGGTTTAAGTAGTTTTCAATCATTTGTATTCTTGTTCCAATCCATCGCATCACAGGCACGGCCATTGAGTTACCGCAAGCCTTGTACCTCGGCCCATCGGGGCATTGGTCGGCAGACTTGTTGCGATAGGGAATCTTCGTCCAATCATCGGGGAATCCCTGCAACCGTTCGCACTCCTTTGGGGTCAACCTACGAATCGCCATTGTTTGTAAGACACCACCAATGTGGTTTATGTCAGAGGCCGAAGAGCCAATGGTCTGTGTGGTCTTCTCGTTGATGGTTTGATTGTAGGCATCCACGGCAACGCAAGGGCCACTCATCTTTGCAAGGTCGGTCTTGAGCGTCCCAGTCATTTCAATGTCTACTTGAGCGGTTCTCCAATCCACGGCAATGGGTTGAGGTACTAATGGCGTGTGACCTCCACCCATTCCCATTGCGGCTGGTAGTGTTGGGCATACATCAATAGTAACCTCCTTTTTTGGATGTTCTCCAGCGAGTACTGGTATTGGATGCAAAATCGCCCCAATATGTTCTGTGTCACTTTTTTCCGACCGTAATGTTTGGCTCACATTTGCATTTGTCGTGTAGTTGTAGGTATCCACGGCAATGGGTTGAGAAACAATCGGAGTGTTCCCGCCTCCCGTTCCATACCTTGCGCTCACGGTGTTACCCACATCGTGTGGGCCAGTAACTCGTGAATCGTTCGGATGGCTCTCAAAGTATTGCGGTTGAGCGACAAACTCTCTTTCCCCGCCTTGTCGTGAACCTTGGCCTTTGTAGTAACTCGCATCTATTGGGCCTGCAATCTTTTCCATCGTAATGGGTTGAGCGATTGCGATCCCACCTTGATTCTTGGATGGCTCAGGAGTAGTCGTGTCAATGGTCTTGCTCGTTTCAACCTCTCTGCATCCGCTATGGGGGTTGGATGATTTCATTGAGTTGGACGCAAGCGAGTCAAACGAATAGGCAATGGGTTGAGCGACTTGCTCAATGACCGTATTAAACCCATCGGCTCTGCTATAGTCATCGCAAGTTGTTTGCAAACAAGCCGCCACCTGGCTCTCTACATTTCCTGCGAAGCCTGTTGTTCCAACGCTTCCCTGAGCATTGGTGGGAGTTTCTTGCCTCTTCGCTCGGCTCTGCTTAGAATCCCTTTGCAGGCTTTCGGACTCAAATAGAACCGCTGCGGCAGGTCGCCAATCTCCAAGGTATCCGACAACAAACACTCTTCTGCGTCTTTGTGCGACTCCGAAGTGTTGAGCGTCAAGAACCCTGTAGGCGAACCCATACCCGAGTTCGCCCAACGCCCCGAGGAAGGTTCCAAAATCTTTTCCTCCGTTGGACGACAAAACGCCTGGGACATTTTCCCACACAATCCACTTGGGACGGCGTTTATCAGCGATTGAAAGAAAGGTAAGCATGAGGTTTCCTCTTGGGTCAGCAAGACCTTTGCGAAGTCCTGCAACGGAGAATGATTGACATGGGGTTCCTCCCACGAGAAGGTCAATTGGTTGTTCATTGAAAACTGGGTTTTGATTTAGTTGGGTCATATCCCCAAGGTTGGGGACATCGGGAAAACGATGCTTTAGGACTGCGCTTGGGAAATGTTCAATCTCGGAGAACCATTGCGGTTCCCATCCGAGCGGATGCCATGCAACGGATGCGGCCTCAATGCCCGAACAAACGGAACCGTACCTCATGCGTTTTTGGCTTGAAGGATTCTTCCGAGCAGGGTCCAGTTCACGGACCACGCCTTGATGGTTTCGGAGCGGTCGGGGCGGGAGCAGTTCACGCACTCCTTGCGGATGTGGATTTGCCAGCGGCGGAAATCGGTGGGGGTTGGTTTCATGGGTTAGGGGTTGGGGAAGGAAAACTGGACAAATAAACGAGTTATCCTCATGCTAAAATAACTCCGTGCATAATGACAAAGTATAGTTTATTCGGTTCAGCCCCCCATTCAGGATTGCCAGTTCTTATTTCGATTCCTTTGTGTTCAAGTTTTAAAATACGCTCTGTATCAGTTGATTTTGGGTAGCCTAAAGTCATTAAGTTTACTTTGTAATTTGTTTGATTTAAGGTATATCCAACTCCATCAGTATCGCAAAAATCAGGTTGAATATAAGCCTCCATTGCCCAAGTAATAGGTGTTCCAAATCGTTTTGACCAGTATGGGCTTAACTCTCTGTAATCTTCTGTTTTTGTCCCTGCTTTAGTCATTTCAAACCATTTAGTTTTTAGCGAAAGTCGTAAGCACGAAGGCATAACAGCACCTACCAAAAAGGTCGGGGTTGGTTTCATGGGTTAGGGGTTTATGGTTTGGAATAATTGATATTTCCCGCATTTTGCGGTTATGTTTTTTACTTGCGGCCCGAATCCGTTGCTTCGGCTCAACACATACTCGCAGGCATCCCCCTTGGGCCGCACCTCAATCACCTTCCAGGGGCGGTTGTTGGTGCAGGCGGTCAGCAGGAACAGGAGCAGTAAGCGGTGCATGGGTCAAAGATATAAACAACCTACCCACATTCAGCCAACACCCGTTGGAAATCTTCCACGCTTCGGATTATCTCGTACCTGTACCCCGCTTCTTGAACGACCCCCTGCCACCACTTTTGGGAGAGGGACTGCTTGCCCTTGGGCGTTTTAAATTCAAGGAACACCGCACCCTTGGGGGATAGGTAGGTCATGTCTGCAACTCCAGCGGTCAGCCCGATACCCTTTAGGAAGAAACCATTGGATCGGGAACGGGGATTGTTGAGATTCAAGAATAGCAGGCCCTGCTCGTTGGGTCGCATTAAAGCGAACAACTTGACGCAGGCGGCTTGGAGGTTGTATTCTTCCATCATAGCGAATTGGGTGGGTATTCGTTGGCTTTGGTGTAGGGAAGGTGGCATTGAATCTCGGCAACTCCAAGCGAGCCGTTGCGGTTCTTGCGGACGATGACCTCCATCAAGTCCGCTGGCTGATTCCTGTCGTGTTCGTAGGGGCGATACACAAAGCCAATCTTGTCAGCGTCAAACTCCAACTGCCCCGTTTCCCGCAAGTCGGACATGATGGGCCGATGGTCGCTCCTTCCCTCGGTTGCACGGGATAGGGACGACACCACGACCCCGAACACCTTCTGCCGTTTGCAGATGGCTTTAAGGGTCTTGGATATGTTGGTCATCTGCTCAATTTTAGGCTTGGCCTTGTCAATCTTGGTCGGTTCTACCAGTTGCAGGTAATCCAAGTAAAACCCGCAAATTCCGTACTTGGTTTTCAGTTTAGCGATTTCGCCCTCAATGCGGTCCAGGTTGGCTTGGTGCAGGTCCACGATGTAGAGCGGTTTGGACTTTAGGAGGTCCGCTTTTTGGCCCAAGTCCATAAAGTCCTGCGTACTGATTCGCTCGGTCGGGTTGAGGAAGTGCGCCCCATCCATGGTGGCGAGGTTGGAAAGCATACGCTGGGTCAGTTGCTCCGCTGACATTTCAAGCGTAAAGAACACCACGGGGATATCGGCCATGGCTTGATTCATCGCTATTTGCAGGGCCAAGAGGGTTTTGCCCATTGCGGGCCGTCCGCCCAACAGGATAAACTCGGTGGGTTTAAATCCCGTCATCATTCGGTCCATCGGGCTGATGTAGGTCGGAAAGATAGAATCCTTGCGCCTGCCTTCCCTTACCTCGTTCATATTCATGAGGTAGGTCTTGGCCAGTTCGTGGGCGGTCGTTTCGGTGGCGTTGGTTTCAATCGCTTGCATGGATTGATAGCGGGCGAAGGCTTTGGGGATATCCCTATCATGGGCCAACTCGTCCATGATCCTTTGTTCCTCTCTTTGTTTCCACGCTTCGTTGAGGTCCGAGGCGTACACCTTCCAATCGGAGGTCAGCGTGTTGCCGTCCAAGATGTCCACAAATTCAGCGATGACATGGGCTTGACCGTTGTCGATGAGGTGCTTGTGAACGGCTACCAGGTCAACGGGTCGCTCCGCTCGGTGGAGGGATTCAATGGCCCTGTAAACGAGGACATGGTTCCCCGTAAATAGGCGTTCAGGGATTTGAAGAAGCAGGACCGCTCGGTTGGTAAACTGGTCCATAAGGCAGGACAGGAGCCTGCGTTCAGCGGTAAGATGGTAGGGGTTCATCGTCGTGTTGGGTTAGTGGGTTGTAGGTAGCATTTCGGG